GACTGGTTGTTCAAGATGACGGCTGCAGTACCAGATTCTAAGAAGTCATTCTGATATTGACGTCCGCGCCTGATATCGACCTCAAGAATGAGGTCAGCGCTAACGTTGGTGTACACGCTGTTAATGCCAAAAGCGACGGTGATGCTGGGTGCGTTAGCTGGCACTACAGCACCGCAAACTGACTACCCGCACGACGGCGCATCAGAGTGGCAAGGCCGTTTTTAATGCCGTTAATGAGATCTCCTTGCGATACCACAGAGCCCGCGACATTCACGGTGATGTTGCCACCATTCGAAGTCGTGTTCTTTGCGATATTGCCATGGCCAGCAGAAGCCAGCAGTGAGATAGTAGGACTTGAGATGCCAAGCGCCCGCTGTTTAAGCTGGTTGCGCCTAATAGCCTCAAGCGTGACTGGGTCCTGTGCTTTCAGATCTTTGCTTGAACCAATGCCGAACTTCTTAAGTCTTGCGATGCCTTTGGCAACTTCTAGCTCTTCTTGTTGCGCTTTTGTTAGTCCCTGAGTTGCACCAGTCATGCCCTCAATGCCTTTAGTGTAATCATCAGCCTTGGCTTTGAAGCCTTTGGTGTCGATGCCGAACTTGCCAAGTGAATCAAGCGCTTTGTCGTTGTCTTGTGTGAACTTGTTTGAGGCCTTGCTTATGGCGAATAACGCCACTCCAAAGGCAGCTGCGCCAGCTGCGGCTGAAACGCCACCAGTGGCGAGCGCGGTTGCGGCGGCTGCAGAGAGTGAGACCGTGCGCAGAGCCTTAATCACCTTGATAATTGCCAAAACGCCAGTTATAAGGGCTTGTGCTGCAGCTGCCACCTTGGCGCCAAAAAAGGCTGCGATTATGACTGCGCCGAGTGTTGCGAATACTTTAATATTGCGAGCTACGAATGAGAACAAGTCGTACATCAGCTTAGCAAAAGCGATTCCGTACGCGATCGAAGTCTTGAAGCCAGCGGCTATCTTGTCGCCGTTCTCGTCCACGAACTTCTGTATGGCGGGGATTGCCTTGTTGATAACTACGTCTGCAAAAGCCTGAATCTGTGGCAGCAGCTTGTTGCCGAGAGACTCTGATGCCTCACCAAATGCGAGTTTAATGCGGTTGACCTGGCCAGCAAAAGTGCCAGCGGCCGCGGCTGCTGCGCCTTCAGTCTCGGCTCTGACTATCTTGAGCGCGGCACCAAAGTCCTTAGATTTGACGGTTGCCGCTGAGATCTGTGGAAAGAGCTTCTTGAGTGCGCCGATATTGCCGCCGTAGGCCTTTGCTACCAGTGCGGACGCAGTTTCAAGGTCGATGGTTCTAGCCGCTGAGATATCCATGGCGACACCAAGTAGGCCCTGAGCCTTACCAACATCACCAGTGACGGCAGCCAACCGACCAAGAGCTGGACGAAGCGCGTCGTCTGCGACGCCAAACTCTGCCTGCATGGCGGTAATGTACTGCTCTGTGGCTGCGATTGCGGCGTCTGTTGCGCCCACTGTGTTGCGCAAGGAGTTTGCAAGCAGGGTCTGAGACTTTTGGTCTTCAGCTGCTGCCTTGACTGCGTCGTAGCCGACTTTAACGGCAAAAGCGCCAACTGCTAAGGCTGCAAGCCCGAACTTCTTGGCTGTGGCGTTGGCGAACTTGTTGAACTTCTTTTCCATTCTTGCGATGTCTTTGACGGCGGCTTTTGTGCCTTTGTCTGAATACTGGGTGAGAATGCGAGCAATTACCGCGCCGACTGCCATGTTATGCTGCCTCTCTGTCTAAACGCTTTTGTAGAGTAGCCTTGGCCTCGTCTAGTGCCTTTAAGACTTTTATCTCTGCCGTTTTCTTTTTGGCATCTACGGCTTGCCATATCAAACGCGACGGGTTTCTGATCGCGTCATTTAGATTCTCAATGAACTTGATGCCAGTGCCTGTGCCACCTGACTTACGTCCTGCCACCTCAATGATAGCACCAGCTGCAGACTCGTTGATAAGCGCACCAGCGCTGGTTGTGTAGTCTTTGCGCACTTTGCCTTGGGATTTGGACTTGCGAATGCCTTGTTGAATGACGCCTTGGTTGTAAGCTGGCCAGCCAGCACCACCGCGGGTGCTCTTTTTAGGGCTTAGTGGGTCGCGTGTTTTCCAGCCGCTCATTGGTGGGTCAGACTTTACGAAGCCTCGGGCTGTACGCTCTGCGTCTGTGAGCACGTCGTCAATGACTTTATTGAACTTCTTGACTGCGTCTTTGTCGAGCTGCTTCAAAGCAGACAGAGTTGGTTCGATTCCTATGAGAATGATTTCGGTCTCTTGATTAGCCATTCTTTTTCGCCCGTTCTTTCAGGTAAGCAGTTATCGCTTCAAGTACCCCCTCGGGGGCATCAAGCAGATCGATTGGAGATATGCTAGTCTCCACCGAGATAGCAGCAATCGTGTACGTTAGGCTATCTCGGTGGACTCGAAAGACTCGTCAGAGTCCAACTCGGCGGTAATGATGGTGTCCAAGAAATCGGGACCCCAGGGCTTGACTACCACGTTGTTAACTTGCATTGATTTCCAAGCCAGCCAAAACACATGCTCGATTTTTTGCTCCTCGCCCAGCAGCTTCGGCATTCCTTTGCCGTACTGTTGTTCGAAAGCCACGATGACTCGAGGTGTCAGTTTGTATGAAGCCTCGACGCCGTCTGTGGTCTTAACTTTGATTGATAAGCCGTCCATTTGGTCCCCCTTATAGGTTACGTTGTTTTAGTGATAACGCCGCTGATCGGCCAAGTGACCGAGGCAGTGGCTAATTCTCCGATAGCCCCGTTGAGCGGGGTCCATTCGGAAACCAAAGCGCTGAAGCTGTATGCAGGGTTTGTGGCTGACGCCGACCCAGCAACTGGCTTGACGGTGATTGAGACCGCCGTGCCGAGTGTTGGGTAGATGACTGACTCCAGCGCACCTGACCCGTAGTCTTGATTGAACTCTAGCGATACGCTGTTGTCAGCCAAGCCCGCAACCCTAGTCCGAGCCGTATTGCCGAACGCGGTTGTCTCAACTATGTCAAAAGTGGAACCCAAGGTGACTGACGTGACATAGCTAGATAAGTCAGTCGCCCCAAAGGTTACCACGACATTAGTAAGGACAAGGCGTGCCACAGTTTAGACCAGTGCTTTAGTGATTGCGCCGTCGATAGACCAGGTAACAGAAGCAGTGGCTAATTCGCCGATAGCACCGTTAAGTGGGGTCCACTCGGATACCAACGCATTGAATGTGTATGCTGGGTTGGTTGAGCTGGTGGTTGAGCCGTTAGGCTTGACGACAACAGCAGTTGAAGCTGCGCCGATTAATGGGTAGATAGTTGCTTCGACGTTGGAAGCAGCGTAATCTTGGTGGAACTCAAGGGTGATTGAGTTGTCAAGAAGTCCTGCAATTCGGGTGCGGGCTGATGAACCGAAGGCAGTTGTCTCTACAATGTCCTCGGTTGTGCTTAGCGTAACCGAAGCGATATGGTCGCTTAGATTAACTGCGTTGATTGTAACAAATGCGTTTGTGAGTACGATACGGGCCATGTTAGTTACTAGCTCCTTCTGCTTGTGGTTTGGTTAAGGCGTTGCTTGATAGGTGCCCACCGCTGACAAGCGCAGCGACATTGAGTCCAGCTTCTAGCAATTCTTTTTCGGCAACGGTGTCGCCTTTTTTCTTGCTGGGCACCATTAAGGTGTCCGATGTGATTGTGTATTGCATATTAGTCTCCTTGACCGTATACAGTGATTCGATAGCGATAAGACAGGTAGTCGATGTCGCCCGTTTGATAAGTGCCAGACTCTGCAGAAGTGACTCGCAACGCGTCGCAAGCACCACCCAAAGTCCTGTCAGACTCTATGGCTGCCTTGATTGAAAAGTCGCCTGAACCAGCCAGGTACTTGTCTAGTCTGTCTAGTCCAGCTCTTTCTGAAAAGCGCTGAACGATAACAAACACATCAAGATTCGCTTGGTCAAGGCCTCGAGCATTGTCTAGGTCAAAAGTAAAATCAAGCTGGCCGATAATGGCGCAGGGTGGGACAATGACGTCAGGGACTTGGTCGTAGCAGCGAAGGTCGCTGATGTCGCTGAGGTTGCTCTTGATGCCTTCTCGGATTTCACTTGGAATCACGCAACGAGCCCGTTCATCTTTTTAAATGGGCGAATTAAGGCTTCAACATCTGGGTCAAGCCGTGAGGTCAAGCGCACTGTGCCCAGCTCAGGAGTGCCCGCGATACCGAACGGTGATTGGCGGCGTATGAACAAGCGTGAGGCTTGAATCTTGGTA